AAGCCTATTAAATAATTCATTTGTTGTGCATTTCTATAAATTTATATATGCCACCGCCAATTGCTTGAAATCCATTCGTTGGTGGCTCTGGAGATAGATACCCATTAACTATCTCTTCTAAAGCAACACCGTACGCCCAAGTCTTTGGATCATAAATAAAATTTCCAAACTGATAACTGACACCTTCAGTTATTTGTTTTGGCTTACTGGCTGTTATAAAATAACCTTTATCGTTGGTGGTTTTAAAATTTCCAGTGCCTTTTTTGTTTATTACTTGTTCATATATCACTTTATTTCCTGATAGATCAAAACTGCGAGCTACATACTCTTTGCCATTGTGTCTTAGTATACCATCACTACCTAATGTTCCACCTTTTGGGGTATTGGCCAATAGTTTTTCATTTACCCTTGCTTGCATTTCCACAAATGGAGTTTTTATTACATTTTTTGAGCTAGAGTACAGAGCTGATGATAGCTGTTTTGCAGCACCGATGGCTGGCTTTGCAAATGGTATAAGTATATCACTTGTATCTCCTATTCCCATGATACGCTCTGGATCCCAATGTTTATCTTCATACTGCTCTTTGGTTGCAGTGTATAAAGGATAATGCTGTATATCGTCTTGATAATTGTCAAGGAAGTATAAATTTCTCTCTTTAGCAGTAGCTACTAATATATTATATGCCTCATCTATTTTATCCCTATCAAACACTATACTATATCCGGGCACCTCACTTTCATCAGCGCTTTCTAATGTAGATACAACATGTTCAAAAGCTTCTTTTTGAGATTTATCGACATTTGTTTTAGCCGCGAGCATAAAAAGATTTATTGACTGAGCATAAGGTATGTTATTTTCTTTACTATATCTATATGCTAACTCCATTGCAAGATCATATTCATTGTTTGTTAGCATCCTATTCGCTCCCAAATTCTTATCCAGCTTTGCAAATTCTCTATTATTATTTATCATGCTTGTTGTTACAGCTGTTGTTAAAGGTGTTTTAGAAAAACCTTTATCGTTTAGCCATAGAGCATGAGAGAAATATCTAGTTGCAAAGTCTGAGAAATTTGATGCATACTTAGTATCATCATCTCTATTTTTATTTATATCTCTATCTTCTCCAGCATTAACTCTTTTTCCACTTATAAATACTTCTTTGTATCCTAAAACATGATATTCGTATTTTTTTTCTTTCAACAAATAAAAAGCTTCTAATATACTTCTAACATTTTTATACTCTTCTATAAGAGATAAAACATTTTTTAACCAATCCCTCTCCTTACTTTCATTCACTGTTGTAAGCCTAAATGTAAAAGGTCTCCCTGCATACTCAAACCATTCTTCAATTTTTATTTCATAATTTAAATTTTTTAATTGAAAAATTACAGCAGTCTTAGTTCCTTTTTTTGAATGAACCCAATATGCAGACTTTATTAATTTTATTTTGATTTCTCTGTCTAAGTCTACTCTATATTTATCTATATTAAAAAACCAAGCAATTTCATCTAAAACATTATCTTCTTGTACTTCAAGATTATAAAAAAGTGCTAAAGTTTCAATTTTATCTACAATATAAGTTTTAAAAATTTTTTCAATGCTCTTAGAAAAGGCTGTTAGATTTTTATATTTTTTTAAGTTCTCAGGAAATATTGCTGTGTAACTTGCTCGCTCTAACTTATTCATCTTCCTCACCTATATACTTTATGCTCTTAGTCAGTTCTTTTGCTACAGTATCTTTTTCTATTTTTTGAAAAGCAGGACTTGTTATTTCTATTCTTTTAGCTCCTGCTAATATTATTAATTGTGTTAATTTATTTGGATTTATATCTCTTCCTAGTTTTTCTTTTTGCCAATAAATATATTCATTGAAAGCTGCTTCTACTTCTTTTTTTACCAAAATAGGGTTATCCCCTTTCTTAGTCCAATATTTAATGTCTATGTTATACGATTGTACTTTTGGTTTTTCTATTTCAATTTTATCTGTCAAAGGTCTTACATCATCAGCTAATTTTTCTTTAATTTTTTCTAATATTTCTTGACTAGGTAATTCTCCATTTTTCAACAATGGAATAATTTTTACAACTCCAGGTGTTGATGGAGGGGTATAAATATAAGAATCTTTAATATCTTGGTGTGATGTTAATGTATAATACTGATAAGCACCATGAGGTCCTGCTACTGAAAAGGCTCTAGGTCTTAATCTTATTCTATTTCTATAAGCATCATCATCTTCTCTATCAGCACCACCAGATGTTTTAGTTATATTTGAAACTGATAATAAGTAAGGGACATCATCTACAATTGTAGCTATTTCTCCTGTTTCAATTTCATTTCCTATTAATCCAGGTACTAAGCATTTTACTTTTCCTACTACTGTTCTTTTTCCAGGTTCTAAGACTATTGTTTCGATACTTTCGAAATATAGATTACCTTTTGCTATCTTGTGTCCTTTTGGTATTATCTTTCTTTCGTCAAAAATTTTAGAGAACGTATATTCTACTGAACATTCTGCTCCTTTTTCTATTATTCTTGAAACATCTACAAGTGCACCCAGAGCATCTAAATATTTTCCTTGTGAATATTGAAGCAAATTCATTTTTCCTATAAAATTCATATAATCTTTAGATACACATACCAAATATGTAACCCAATCAATAAAATCTTCAGCTGGATCTCCTGCTGAAACTTTCGTATTCATGATTTCTTCGTATCCATTTTTTAGTTCTTTTTTTATTTGATTTGTATCAAAATCTATAAATTTAAACTTATCCATCTTTAACATCTCCAATTACAACTATTTTAATTTTAGCCAATTCTTGATTTTCTAATATTCTTATATCTTCTACATTAAATCTAGGTTCTTCTCTTTCAATTTCTTCCATGCAATCTGCTATAATTTCTGCATTAACTATATCAATAGGTTCATCAACATAGTTAAAATTAATTCCTTTTTCTCTAGCTAAAACAATATTTCCTCTTATTCTTGATATAATATTTTCAATATTTTGAATAATTTCTTCAGTTCTATTTTTTATAAATTTATAATTTCTTTCTTTTGAAGAGTCTACATATATTTCCATTAGTTATACTCCTTCAATTCTATTTTTAAATCCATTTTAGTCGGAACTCCAAAAGCATTATATCCTTTAGGATCTTCTCCTATACTGGTAATAACATAATTCCCAATCTTTTTTCCTCCAAGTATAAGTCTTAAAACTTTTCCTTCCTTCAAAAAAGTTTCTAACTTCTTTTTTTCTTTATCTACATTTACTTTGAAAAAACGATTTAAATGGATTGAAAAACTTATGTTTTCGAGCTCTAATCCATCAAACTGTATTTTGGGTTTTTCTCCAATAATTTTATGTTCTATCCATCTTGAAGACATACTTCTTGAAAATGAATTATATGTCTTTGTGTAGATTGAACTTGTAAAAAATACATAATTTCCTAGACTACCAACTATCATTCAGGACCTCCTGTTTTATCTCCACCAGCTTTTACTTTGCTATGGGAATGAGATTTTAAAGATATCCCACTTGCTGTAACATCTTTACTAGCATCTAATTTTCCTTTTATATTTACAGAACCATCTATATCAATATCCCCAACAATTTTAGTTTTTGGACATTCTATTTTTATGCTTTGAGCAACTATTTCTATTTGATTTTTACAATTTATATATAACTTAGATTATTTATTGAATCCTGCACCAAAGCGAGTGTTGTTACCAAACTCACGAGTTGAATCATCCAATGGTTTGCCATCAGTACCTGCAACTGGCTTAGCTGGATAAGTCTTAGCACCTGCAAAACTGAAAGCTTTCTTGTTTAATGGAGAAACAGCGAAACCAAAACGGTTGTTATGGTTATTAGCAGCATTTGCCTTTGTAACTGTTCCAGAAGTTGGAGCGGTTACTCCTGGGATAGAAGGAACTTCAGTAGCTGCATAAGAAACGCTAGCGATTGCTGATAATGCTAATGCACTTGTTAATAAAACTTTTTTCATTGTTTTATCTCCTCTTTAATTTTTCATTTTATTTCTAAGGCGAACCTTATTATTTTAATTGTATCAT